CTCCGCGCAGTAAAATTGATAAAACAGAAGAGAAAAGCACACACCAAGGGAGCTTATCAGGTGGATAACGTTAAGGGTGACATTGAAACTATACGACAAATGGCGGCCCGCGCCTTTAATCGCAGCTCTTTGCTGTCTTTGTGGCAAGAAATAGCGAATAACTTTTATCCTGAGCGCGCTGAGTTTACCACCACTCACACTCTTGGCACAGATTTCGCCTCTAACCTTACTACGTCAATTCCGGTTATGGCTCGTCGCGATCTTGGCGACATGTTTTCCTCAATGCTGCGCGACCAAAGCATAATGTGGTACAAGGTTGGCGTTGATAAGCCAGAGGATATAGACAGTGCTGGCAAGATATGGCTTGAAGAGTCTGGCGATCGCATGCGTCACGCAATGTACAACAAGGCGGCTAAGTTCCAACGCGCAACTAAACAGGGCGATCATGATTACGCCACCTTTGGCCAATGCGCTATCTCGAAAGAGATGCTTGCTGACAAAGGGCATCTGCTTTACCGGTGCTGGCATTTGCGTGATGTGGCGTGGATGGAGGACGAAATCGGCGATCCTTGTCCTGTTTTCCGCAAGTGGAAGCCCACGGCTGATTGCCTGAATCAGGAAATGAAGGGCAATGTATCGGACGCTGTAAAGGAAATGCTAAAAGACCCTAAGCAGCGTTTTGAAACAGTGTGCGTTACGCATGCGGTGGTGCGCCCTGATATGTATAAGCCGTCGAAGCCGATTAGGACACCATACGCCTCAATATTTTTTGAAGATGCTACTGGCCATATATGCCGTGAAGAGGGCGTGTGGACTAAGGTCTACACCATTCCCCGCTGGCAGATTCAATCTGGCTCGCAATACGCCCATAGCCCAGCAACCATTATTGCTCTGCCGGATGCGCGTTTGATTCAGCAGATGTCGCTTGTGTTGCTTGATGCGGGTGAAAACGCGGCTAGGCCGCCCCTTATAGCCACGCAGGATGTGGTGCGCGGTGACGTGCATCAATACTCTGGCGGGATAACGTGGGTGGATGCTGAGTATGACGAAAGACTTGGCGAGGCGTTGCGCCCAATGTCCATCCAAAACAACGGTATTCCGCATGGAATGCAGATGCGTGAGGAAATAAAGAAGGTGCTAGAAGGCGCCTTTTACCTTGATAAAATTGGCTTGCCGCAACTCAATGGCGATATGACTGCCTTTGAAACCGCGCAGCGCGTAAAAGAGTATGTTCGTAAAATCATACCTTTGTTTGCGCCTATTGAGGCTGACTATAACGGCAGTATCTGTGAGGACACCTTCACGCTGCTGTTAAAGGCTGGCAGATTTGGTTCGCCCTATGAAATGCCAGAGAGTCTTAGCGGCCAAGATATTAGATTCCAATTCCGCTCACCGCTATCTGAAAACCTTGACAGGCAAAAGGCGCAGTCCTTTCAAGAGGCAAGGCAGATGCTGGCTGAGGTTATCCCTCTCGATCAATCGGCTGCGAAAATGGTCAATGTGCGCAAGGCGTTGCGCGATGTTCTAGACGGCGTTGGCGTTCCGAGCGCGTGGATTCGGCCAGAGGAAGAAATGGAAGAAATGGATAAGGCGGAAGCTAAGCAGGCGCAAATTCAAGAAGCAATGGCGCAGATGCAAAGCGGCGCGCAAATTGGAAAAACAATGGGTGAGGCTGCAAGTCAATTTCAAAAAGCAGGGATGCAAATATGAAGGCCCTAAAGCCTGTAATTGGATACGCAAATGTCTGAACCAAAGCCCAAAGCTTTTAGGGCGCCGTGGATGCCTGCACCGCACACCGACAAAGAGATTCGCATGGCAAAAGCGATGGTTGCTGGTGAGGCTTCTGCCGAGCAGCAAAAAGACTTTTTGCGTTTTATCATCGAGGTTGTTTGCGGTTATAACGACATGTCTTATCGTCCCGAATCTGAGCGCGACACCTGCTTTGCCGAGGGCAAGCGCCACGTTGCGACCACCCTAGTACGATTATCTCACCTACTTCCATCAAACATTAACCACCCACGAGGGGATTAAACCATGACTAAAGATACCGACACTGCTGCTAACTCTGGTGCAGATCAGACTCAGCAAGACGATACGAAAACAGATGCAATAGATACAGCCGCCGTAAAGACAGCCGCCGTTTCGGATGATGTTGCTCCGGCTGATAAGACCGTCGATAAGGCGCTGAAAGTGGCCAATGACACAAAGCCTGCCGACGATTGGCGTTTAAAATTTGCTGGCGAAGATGCTAAAGAATTAAAGCGCCTTGGCAGATTCTCAACAGAAGCCGACATGTACAAGGCTTATCGTGAGCTAGAAAAGAAAAAATCTAGCGGCGAGCTAAGGCAAGCCCTTGGTAAAGACGCAACAGCAGAGGATTTGACGCAATGGCGCAAGGAAAACGGCATTCCTGAAACTGCTGATAAATACGACCTCAGCTTTGATGACGGCCTCGTCATTGGTGAAAACGACAAACCGATGGTTGATAAATTCGTGGCAAATATGCATGGCGAGAACGCCACGCCAGCACAAGTCAAGGCGGCTATTGCTAGTTATTACGGGATTGTGGCCGAGCAGCAGCAGGCGCGTGCTGAAGCGGATGTGGCATTTAAGGACGATTCCCTTAGTGTGCTGCGCGAGGAATATCAGGGAGATTTTACCAAAAACTTAAATATTTTTGCTGCGTACATAGAAACAGCGCCGCCTGAAGTCGCGGAAAAGCTAAACAATGCTCGCATGGGCGATGGAAATCCCCTGATGAATGATTCTGAAGTTATAAAATGGATGACAGCGCAGGCGTTTGAGATAAACCCCGTGGCAACCGTTATGCCCGGCTCTGTAAGTAATCCGGGCGCTGCAATCGGTGAGGAAATAACGTCCATTGAAAAGCTGATTGGCGATAAAACCAGCGCCTATTGGCGCGGGACTGGCTCCGAGAAAATGCAAGGTCGCTACCTAGAATTACTCAGCGCACAAGAGAAAATTGCAGCCCGTTCCTAAATCTAGTTGCATTACCCAATAAACCATGCTATATCTAGTCCATGATCAGAGCAGAGGCTCCGGTTGTGGACCATAGAGGCTCCGTAAGGGCAACCCTCTATACCATGATGGGCTAACCCAAAGCAGTGATGAATTATTTTCATTCAACTAGCATATAGGGGGCCATCATGGCAGCTACAGCACCACAAATTCAATTTCGCCAAGAGCTTGTTCTTACTTTCGAGCAGCGCAAATCTTTACTTCTCGATACAGTTACTAATGAAGCCGTTATCAAAGGCGCCACTGCGACCTTCATTCTTTCCGGTACTAACGCCACTCGCGCTTTAACCCGTGGCTCAAACGGTATGATTCCTTACCGCACTGAAGATATGAATCAGTTGACCTGCGCTCTTAGCGAAAAGCATGCGGCATTTCGTAAGCAGCGTTTTAACATCTTCTCATCTCAGGGCGATCAGCGTCAATCAATGGTTGAGGCTTCAATGGCCAATATCAATACCGAGCTTGATGCAATTATCATTGAGCAGCTTGATACCGCAACCAACCAAGTAAGCGCTACAGCCGCAACTGGGTCGCTCGCACTTATTATGGCTGCATACAGACGACTCGGCGCTAACTGGGCTGCATCTGGTCAGATAAGCGCGGTTATTACTCCGGCGTTCCACTCTTATCTTTTACAAACAGACGCTTTTACCTCTGCGGATTATATTTCCAAAAAGCCGTTTGAGCGTAACGCAATGGCTCAGTTTAACTGGATGGGGATTGAGTTTATTGTCCATGCAAACTTGACTGGCGTTGGCACTGCAAGCGAAAAATGCTACATGTATAACAAGGCCGCCATGGGTTGTGCTATGGATGTTAATGGTATGCAGGTAGAGATTGGTTACGTCGCAGAAAACGACCACAGCTTTAGCCGTGCTAGTTTCTACGGTGGCGCTAGATTGCTTCAGCAAGCAGGCGTTATACAAATGCTGCACGTTGGCAATTAATTTTAAATACGGAAGGATAAAACTATGCCTTATTCAACATCTACTCCTCCACGCCTTCTTGCTCCCTCGTTTACCAACGTGACGGGTGAGATGAGCCTCTGGGGTTACGATACAACCGATACAGCGGCAACAGTTGATACCGCCGGTTACATCACTAATGGCGGCGCACTTGGCATGAAGGTCGGTGACCTTATGTATTGCACCGTCACCGGCACTGGCGTCATCACTACGCATCGCGTTGTAACGGTTTCCGCTACCGCGCCCGGCGCAGTCAACCTTGGCGACGGAACCGTTGTCGGCTCTGGAACCAATACTGACTAATTTTCTACTGCTAGACAAAAGAGTGGGGGTGGGCTACAATATGTTGTACCCACCCTTTTCTTTAACAACACGGAGCCTCTCTTTATGTCACAGTTTTTTGAGCGTCAAATACAGCTATCTGAGCTTGCCTATAGGTCCTTTCGCTTTACTCCGCCTGCTGGGACGACAATCTCGGATATACTTAATCCTACAAACTGGGTAATGATCGCTAGATCAATTACCCCTTTTGATTTAATTGATGTTGTTCCTGAAGATGGCTCGTTCTACGCTCGGTTGTTTGTGCTTGACTCTGACAAGCTGCGGGTCGTACTTCATTTGCTAGAGCATGTTGATCTTTTGGTGCGCCCTAAAGCGGAAACTGTGGCGTCTGATTTGTATGAAGTGACGTTTTCCGGCCCAGTGGCAAAATGGCGCGTAGTAAAGAAGGAGGGTGGCGCGGTGGTATCACCCGAATCCTTCCAAACCCGTGCCGATGCAGAAGAGTGGTTTAAGGATAACAGCAGGGATTTAGTGGCATAATGTATGGCAACGACAAAGCTGAGCCTTTATAATGGCGCCCTAACTCAGCTTTTGGGTGAGCGCAGAACTACGCTTACCGAAGATCGC